ACGGTCAGTAAATCACCAACTGAATATCCGATACCACCATCAGATATGGTTGCACCAACTGCAACTCCACCATTGATTGTGATGTTTGCTAATCCATTTCTACCAGTGCCGGTAACATTAGTCAGAGTAAGGTTATTATACGTCGTACCTCCACTTGCTGGAGTATATCCAAGACCAGGATTTGTTATTGAAAGTGTCGCGATTGTTCCTGCACTTCCAACAAAATTACCTGTTGCTCCAGATGTAAGTTGAGTAATTGTATTACCAACTGTCAAATCCGAATCATTGACAGTGGTTCCAAGACCAACTCTAATTGTTTTAGAATCAACGTCAAAAGGATTATTTCTGAGATTTGATAATCCGTTTGTGGGAAGTTTAGGATTGAAGAACTGAACAGATCCTGTTTCAACAAAGTCTGCTCTATAGAGATCAAACTTAAGGTCTTCATACTGACTTGCATCCCAACTTGATGCGTTTTGTGATTTGAACAGTGATCCAAGAACTGGTTGTGCAGAGACAAATACCTGTCCTGCCTCAGATGCAGCACTAGTCACGTCTGCTTCACCAAGTCTAGAAATCCAAGCGGTATACTCAGTAGAGTCTGAAAGAAGAACAATTGCATATTCTCTAAGACCATTCAAATAAACTGGAGAGTCAAAAGTGAATGTTGTAACTGCTGTACCATCATCAGAAACATTTACTTTTTCAGGTGTAAGTTCTACCTCAGAGAAAGGTAAGATTTTCAATGTTGGCATACCAACTTGAATTTCTCTCAATTGACAATATACAGGGAGAGAATCATCTTTTGTTCTGAAATAAACATTCAAACTTGTAACAAAGATACCTGTTGCATCATCAACATAGAATGATTGTGCAAGTGGGTCTCTTCTAACTTGTGTTACATTAGTTACGTTGTTAGTAACATTAGTGATGTTTTGTTGTACTGCTCTAACAGTTGTACTAGATGTGCTTGTGCTACCTGCATTGGCAGTGGCAGTAGAACTTGCGGTAAGTGTTCTTGTTTGCTCAAACTCTTCATGTTCTACTCTTGCATTTCTAAGAGAGAGGGTTACTTCTTGAGTGTTGTCAATGTCACCTTGAGAGAAGAATATTTCCTCTGCAGATGAAGTAACAACACCCCCAATTCTACTATTAATTGAACTGCTAGTAAGTCTGAATACGTTTCTTCCAGTTTCAAATGATGGGTTACCGGGGACATTTCCATCGGGAACTAAGAACGCACCAATCATGGTGCCAACCCTATCTGCAACCAATCTTACATTATTAACCGTTGCTACAGCACCGCTTGTCTGACCCCTTAAGATCATTCCAGTTCTTGCCCATCCCCAGAATTCAGGTTGTCTTTCATTGGAAAGACTAAAAGTATCAACATTTAGTGTTGTGCTAGTCGTTGAGTAATTCGCAGGAACAACGTTATCTCTATCATAAGGATTGATATCAAAGAAATCAGTTGGGTCATTATATGGACCAAACTTATGATTTGAGTTTGCTACTCTGAATGAAATGTAAGGAAGAGTAGAACTATCAAATCCATCAACAACTTGTGCAGTTGGCATAATACCAATGACATTTTCACCAATTTGGAAAGTTCCTTCAGTCATCGAAATTTCAAGCAATTTCGGTGTACAGAAATCAGTTACATCAACTCCATCAAAGAATGAATAAAGTTGTGTGTTTGGTTTCATACGTCTAGAAGTGAACATAATGTTCCTTGAACGCATGAATTGAATAATATTTCTACTTACAATTCTATCTCCTAAAGATTCAGTATCAATCTGTTCTCTAACAGTGTGCTGAATACCAGATCTACGTTGATCTAGATTTGTAGTAAGACTTACACTTCCACCGACATCGACACTAGTTGTTGATGATACTGTTTGCTCACCACCAGCACCTTCAGTGGTGCTCATAGATGTATTTACATCTACATCTAGTGTCATTCCGAGATCCTGACGGATATTATTAGTCTCCCAAGAGTTCCAAATAATAGGACTTACACCGAGTCTTGATCCGTCAGCTTGATCAGTTATATCTGCTCTGAGTGCCTCTGCAACACCACGGAAAGAACCCTCCATCATTACATCACGCAATTCAAGACGATTTACGTCAATCCATACGTCAACAGTGGGAGTTAGTTCAATAGTTCCTTCGTAATCTTTTACAAGATAAGGAGTTACATTTTCGACTCTAGTTGCAAATGGTTGTTGTAACCAGAGAGACTCTGTGTAGTCTAAACTAATTACATCACCGGTTCTTCTAATGTTTGTTCCAGTGATGTTTTGAAGGAAGTTTCTGTCAACAGATGTGTTTGATGTAGTTCCTAAACCAGCAATGGCATCAGATCCAATTTCAAGATTTAATTGAGTTGTATAGTGTGATGCTCTGAGTTGTCCATTTTGAAGGTCAACACTATTCTTGACTCCTAAACTATTGTCCTGAATATCAACGGATGAGAAATTGTCGATCAAGAAACCAGACTTAAATCTATTCAGACCTTGAGAATCAGAGACAAAGAGATTTGATGTATTAGATTCAAGTAATGACAGACTTGTATAATACTCAAGATTCTTGATTCTAGTCTCAAGATTAGAAATATCTGTCATTTGATATCTCTTATGCTTGACAAAAGAGATTTCAGCATCCTTTACATTATATAAGAATGGTGGTAATGCAATATTTGCGATGTTAAGTCCATCAGAGATTCCACCTGGTAGTTTTGGATTATCTGATGGTTCACCAACCTTAAGTTGAATTACACCATCCTTTGTAATGAATACCCTATCAATTCTTGGGAGATAATATCTAAAGTTGATTGTCTGAGATTCATCAGATGCAAATACATGATCTGAACTGTGAGTTCCATCAGCAAAAGATCTTCCTACAAACTCAAATGGGGATCTTGATCCTTCTGAAGGAGTAAAATCAACAACTCTTGGTCTAACGTCAATAATATCAGTGTTTCTTACTCTGCCGATTGATTGAATATCTTTTCCATAATTAAATCCTTCATAAGATGATGCATTTGTAATATCGCCAGTATCAGATGAATCGTAATATCCTTTGGCAAACACTACTTTGAGTTGTCTCGTAGGTGCCTTGATATTTTGCTTTCTAGTTATAAAACTATATCCATAATAAGTTTTAGTTTGTCCATTATCAAACTGGAAATTATTGGTTACATTAGTGCTTCCTTGATCCAAAGTTCCAGCAACACCACTGACACCTGAAGTTAGGAAGTTTACAATTTCTCCTTGTTGAAAAACATTATTATTGAGGTATGCAAAAGAAACCTTTGAACTATTTAATTGTTCAACATAAATTCCTCTTGCTCCACTGATAGTTCCAACAAACTCCTCACCAATAAGCAAGTCATCTGTTTTAGATGTAGGACCATCTAAAGATCCCACGACAAGACTTGGAGTTACTGGTGCAGATGCGTTTTTAGACTCATAAATCGCATGAATTTTGATAACGTCTGGAACATTGAGTGAAATCTTTTCATCTTGTACTCTTGTTCCAAAAGGATAATTTACTTTTGTCAATCCATCATTTATGGTAGTTGATCCAGCACCCGAGTAATTATGAATCGACTTACTAACGATAAGACTTTCAATGGTCGATTTTCTTTTTGGTTTTGTTGTTACTACATCTTTTCTAACCGTTGCTACAAGAGTTGCGCCAGTATCATTTGCACCTAGACCATTGATGACTAATTGACCACTTCCTGCCTTGATGTCAAATTTATCTTCAGTTAGTGGTTCAAGTGTACCATCAGTTCTTGCAAGGACATATCTTTCTTCATCAAATGGTAAAAAGATCAGATTTGTTCCAGCATTGACAGTTCCTGTAGAATTATTGGTAATATTTACAGTGTATTCTTTTCTCAATACGATTGAAGAACTAGTCAGATCAACCGACTCAACATTTCGTTTTGGAAGTAATGCAAAAAGATTTTCGTCATTATCTGTTTTCTTTGTCTCTGTAAACAGCAATGACAAATCATTTAGTTGAATATCAGAGGTTGAAAAACCTCCATCACAAACACCAGTTACAGTTGTGACTCCAGTAACAATAATAGAATTAGTGTTTACTTGAGTGATCTTTGCAAAGGATGGTGTAGTAAATCCATCTCTCGTATATTGAATCAAATTACCTGTTGTAACAATTCCTGGGAATGCTACTGTTGGACTCGTAATGGTTGAAATAGTTCCCGACGCATTAGTTGTACCAGACATCTGAGCGTTTCCACTAGGAATTCTAGTTGAAACAGATGGTATAATATCTGCAGAGAAAGTTTTGGACGCTCCTACATTCGCATACAGAGATTGTACGTTTGATAATCCATAACTTGTAAACGCTGTGCTTACTCTTGTCTCTGTGGAATTATCAAATATAAGTTTTTCTCCATTGATAAAATCGCCATTTTTCTGATATACAGTCAGTGCAACTCCAGATGAAACAGCGTATCTCAAGAATGCAGTAGCACCACTTGAGTCCCCTTTTATCCTTGTTGGAACAGTCAGAGTTACTGCTTCATTTAGTGAGAGATCGCCGTATGTTTGAACATCATACAGAGAAATATCCCATTGATTTAAGTTTGTATTTGCAGTGTCATATCCACCAGACTCAAGTGCAAAATCATATACTCTTGCTACACCAATCTCTCTTCCGTTTTCCGAGTATGAACTCAATCCTACTCTTGAATCTCTAAGACTAATAGTAGAGGATGTATTGATACCAATAGAGGGGGCACCAGATACTCTGTTTACTTTTAGGGTAGATCCAAAGTTGAAATTGATTGACTGATTTTCTAAAAGATCAGTTGTTCTTGGTTTTGGAGCATCAATAAATGTTGGAGCAATAGTTTCAGTCTCATATCCTTTCACATATGCTTTTCCAGGACCAACCTTGACAACATACAAATCATCACTTGGTTCAAATCCACTACTTGTTAGTTGACTTGATTTATAAATTCCTTCATTTCCTTTTCCATCATTTAGACTTTCTTTTGTAAATACATCAAATGATTTTACGTAATAATTGCCAGATTCATCGAAAGTTCTTCTTGCAAATTCATCTGCAATAAGATTATAATTCGTATTTTTGTTTATACTTCTTAAGATACCGTCCTTGACATTTGCAAGTTCGACAAAATTAGGAGTTTCAAAGTCCTCAAGACCTCTTTTTGCAAGTTTAGCAGTAATCTTGAGTCTATCTGCTCCAGGTGCAGCATAGTTGTTGAATCCATTTGCATTATCGTTCAAATATGGATCAACATCAGCAGAAACAAGTTCCTCTATGATCTCCAAACCAACTCTATATGAAGGTTGATTGGTATACTGATCGAGAATCAGAATTTCATTATCAACTGCGACAAAATACCCTCTAAGGAAATAAATTCCTTCTCCGATTGCAAACGCAGAACCGGTAGAGGTTGAATTTTCAGTGATTGTACGTGCAAATCCTTCACCAGCACTAATAAAACTATTTCCAAAGGTAATATTTGATTCTGTAATCAAATTTTCCCCATCATTGAAATTACGTGAGGATAAATTTGTCTGATTTGACTCAAAGTAATCGACATAAAGGGTTACAGTGCCTCTATCTGATTCAGTGAGACTCAGAACTTTCTTTACTTTTGCAACAACACCAGAATCTTCACCTCTTATCTTCAATCCTACAAGATTGTCCAGATAAAGTGAAACTGGAATACCTAAAAACTCAGTGTCAACTTCAACTGCATAAAAATTTGGAATATAAGTCAGATCACCCGGAATTACTTTGGCACCCTCTTTGAAAAAGTGGTTGCCAAACTGCTCTACCTGATTTTGTAGAATAGATTGAAGAGTTGTAAGTTCTCTTGCCTGAACTGGATATCCGGGCTTGAAAAGAACTTTATAGTAATCGTTTGCTTTTCCTCCAATTACCGGTTCATCATAGTCATCAAAATATGGAGCTACATTGAGGTTGGTTTCTTGTGACATAGTTCCTTAGAATTGCAAAATAACTTTGATATCTTCTTTTTGACTAGATGACCTTGTGATTGAGGGTCTATTATCAACGTATATTATATTTCCAGAATATTTTTGTACTTCTGGTTGAGACACACCTTTAATAAAAGATTGTCCTAGGTAGTAGGTCCTACTATTTATTACGGTGCTGACACCCGGATTTGAACTGCTTCCAAACGTTGTTTGGATGCCGAGTGTTGAACTTCCACCAATAATATCTAGTGAACCACCAGATCCAATATCTGCAGTAAATCTGTGAAGTTCAAATCCATAAGTGGGTGATGAATTCTGTGTTCCGGCAGTTGTAAATCCAGCAGCAGATCTATCTTGCCAATACTTCAGAACTCCAGTTGTTTGATCATATGAAACCACTCTTCCAAAAGCAGTTGATCCAACACCGATGGTTTGATTGATATTCGTATCAGGATTGAAGACCACAGAACTATAACCAGTTCCAACTAGTTTCAATGCATAGACTGCACTTGCTTTATCAAGTTCAAGAATACTGGAGGAATTATATGCTTTTGGACTCTCTACGATTCCAACTCTAGCGATTTCATTTCCAGTGATAAAATCTGGATTCTCTGTATCATTTTCAATTCTAGAATACATGAGAACATTGTATGCTCCCAACTCTCTATAGATATCTGCTCCATGTCCACCTTGTGGAGGAATTATTACGTTGAATACTGGTGAAGTAGATCCTGTTGGAACTCCACCACCTGCTAAATCGAGAGTACCAAAAGTATATCCAGAACCACCTTTTGAAACTGTTACACTTTCAACCTTTGAATCATTATTAATTACAACTGTTGCTTCAGCACCTCTACCATCACCTCTGATA